AACTGGAACAATCACAATGTTCCATGACTTGACTAGGGATGCACAAACTGTTATACTGGCAACTGAAGCATACGGTAATCCATTCGACGATTGAATTATGCCTGGAACTATGGCTGGAATATTCATGGGCACTTGCAGTGGTCATGGAACAGGTGTGGGAGGATCCCATCATCCTGGTCTTGGAGGAGGAACTCTACCCGATTGTCCTCATCAACCACTTACTCTAACAGTCAATGCTGTTCCTCTTCCTGCAGTTAATGCAGTTGCAATCTGGCCACCATTAGCACAACTACCCTTTGGTGTTGCTTTTTCAGCAGCTGCTAGAGTGTTCATTAATCTTCAAGTACCTATAGTAGATCAGGATATTCTGACTACTCATCCAACACCTACTCAGTTTTCTACGACATCTGTTCGTAATGACTGTATTACTACATTAAACACCCCTGCATGGCATTGTACTCAGGGAGTAGTTGGTGGCAGGGAACCTGCTGTTGGACATGCTAGGAAGGCATTTGCAACTAGTAAGACGGTTTTTATTGGAGGAAGACGTGCAACACGTTTCGGTGATCCACTCGGAGATGGATCCACTGCTTTTCCTTGCTTGTCTGTGATAACAGGATCAAGCAAGAATGTTTTTATTGGAGGTTAATTATGGCAAAAATGAAAAAATCGCTTAGCGGCGGTAATATGATCGAATCCCAACCCAAAAAATCACGTCAGGGATCTGGTCAGCACACAAAGTATGGTTCTACTAGTAGAAATAATGCCAAAAAACGTTATCGTGGCCAAGGACGATAAATAATAAGGGATAGAACCCCTCTAAAAGTTCTATTTTAATTTATTAGTGGGGTTATGGCTTTAAATCACGTTCCTGATAACGTACCAGAGTTAATGAAGAGGGATTTTGGCACTTCTGTACTAATCACAGATACCAAATCTGACTACTATTTGGACAAATATCGGGAAAATATGGAAAAAATGGGTTCCGATAGCAAAAAACAATGGCGTTAAGAAAAATTGCAGGTAAGGATTTTAAAAAATCACGAAGATTCGTAGATTTGGCAATTTCGTTTGCTAAAAATCCTTTTACTGATGATGCATCTGTTGTAAAAAACGATAATTCTATCAAACAATCAGTAAAAAACCTAATTTTGACAACACCTGGCGAAAAACCATTCCAACCTTTAATTGGATCTAGAGTAAATGACTTACTATTTGAACCTCTAGATCCATTTACTGCAGATTCTCTCAAGGAAGAGATCATAAATACCATTAACCAGTACGAACCTAGAGTACAACTTACAAATGTTATTGTGACTCCAGTTTATGAGGGTAACAAATTAAATGTTACTATTGAATACAAAGTTGTTGGGTTACCTATTGTTGAAACAATCCAATTTGTTTTACAGAGACCTGAATAATGCAACCGAATAATTTAACAGCATTAGATTTTGAGGATATAAAAGCTTCAATCAAATCATATCTGAGAACTCGACAAGAATTTACAGATTACGATTTTGATGGATCGTCTTTATCCTACTTAATTGACATCCTAGCGTATAATACTTATTATACTTCGTTTAATGCTAACATGGCATTGAATGAAGTATTTTTGCCGTCTGCTACGGTAAGGGATAATGTTGTCAATATTGCCAAACTGTTAAATTACACTCCAAGGTCGGTTAGCACGTCTAAGGCTTGTTTATATCTAACTATTCAAACAACACAATCAAATGGAGTATATCCATCCACTGTCACCCTTAGAAAAGGTTCTGTAGCGACTGGTGGTGGTTATGTATGGAATACTTTACAGGATATCACTGCAAATGTCAATGCTTCTACTGGATTAGCAGTATTTGATAGTTTGTTAGTGTATGAAGGTGCCATTATCAAATTTGAATATATTGTAAATACGTTTGCAACTCAAAATTATATAATTCCTACAGAAGATGCTGATATTTCAACACTTACCGTAAAGGTAAAACCCAACGAATCTTCTACCACATTCGATCTTTATAATAAGGTTGAGGTTGTTACTAACCTTACTCCTACTACTAGAGCATATTTTCTTTCTGAAGGGGAAGATATGCGATATGAAATTAAATTTGGTGATGATAGTGTAGGGCGTGCATTGAAAGATGGTGAAGTTGTACAGTTTGAGTATATTGTAACTTCTGGTAATGAAGCAAATGAAGTCTCCAAATTCACGTTTATCGGCAGACTTACTGATAGTAATGGACAGACATACTCTCCAGGTTTAGCGAAACTTACGGTAAAGGATAAGTCTCAGCAAGGAGCTCCTGCCGAATCTATCGAATCTATTAAGTATAACGCTCCACGATATTACTCCGCTCAGTATAGAGCAGTTACAGCGCAAGATTATGCTGTAATCACAAGAAATATTTACGCTAATGCATCTTCTGTTGTTGCATATGGTGGTGATGCATTAAATCCTCCTATTTACGGAAAAGTTTATATTGCTATCAAAACGAAAACAGGAACAGTACTGAATGATGCTACTAAAAATGAGATTCAAGCGAATCTAAGACAATATTCAATGGCATCTATTGATCCTGTTATTACAGATCCAGATGACATGTTCATCAACTTGAAGTTGTTTGTAACATATGATACTGGATGTGGATCCAATCCTAATGAAATTGAAACAGATATCAATTCTGCAATTGTTGATTGGGCGACACAAACTAATATCAATAATTTCAATTCTACGTTTAGGGCATCTGATTTTGAGAAAGCAGTAACACTGTCAAATAAATGTGTTAGTGATATCTCTCTACAGACAACAATTTTAAAATATATTAAACCAACTACAAATCAGACTAATACTTATTGTATTTCTACAGGATCTGATCTTTATAACAGTGCTCCCAGTCAAGATGGTGGTGATGGCACTTGCAAAAAAGAACCTGTACTCCTCTCAGGAACCTTTAGAACCGCCAATAGACCTGGAGTTGATCAACAGTTTGAAGATGACGGGTTTGGCAATCTGAGGACGTTCTATAATACAGGAACAAGAAAAATTTATACTAATGATACTGCAGGATCTGTAAATTATGATACAGGTCAAATTTGTTTCGGACCTATCAATGTTATTGGATCTGGAACTAATGTTCCTCCAGATTCAGCAGTTCAGATAAATCCTGAAGATGTTACTACTGGAATTGGTACTGTAATAGACACCACGACACTTCCAGTCAATATTGAAATTCCTGTTTCCTTTATCCCTGCTAACAATTCAACCATTCCTGCTACTACTCCAGGAACAGTTATTAACATAGTTACACCTGTTATTACAGTTGTTCCTATTGGAGTAGTTGCTCCTCCTACAATCCCTCTAAATAGTTTGACGCCAACGGATTTCAATCAAGTTCCAACAACTATTGAAATTCCAGACATCACAAACCAAGGTACAATTAGTAACACAAGTTGCTTCTAAATTAGATGAATATAAACAAGGTCTCTCAGTCGATTGCAAGTCAGACTCCAGATTTTATCGGATCTGAATATCCACTATTCAATAAGTTCATCGAGTACTACTATAGATCCCAGGAAAAAACGGGTCTTGGTCAAAACTTGGTCAATAATTTCTTACAATATCTAGATATTGATAAGTTAGATGTTGGTATCTTGGATGGTGCCACTAAAGTCGTAGAAGCAATTTCTACAACTAGTAATACCATTGTTGTAGAATCTGTTGATCAGTTCTTAGATACTAATGGTTCTATCTTAATTGGTGATGAAGTAATCTATTATGAGAGCACGACAGATGCTCCTAATATTGCTCTAAGTCCTGGAATTTCATATGAGCAAGTAAAACTCAAATGGACGAGTCTTGCTCAAATTATCAATTCCTTTGATGGAGTAGAGCGTTCGTTTTCTTTGACTTCTCAGTCAAATCCTATTGCCCCACCTTCTGCACAGCATCTAATTGTCACTGTCTTTGGACAAGTTTTGATTCCAAACATTGATTATGTTATTGAGGGCACAAATGTTGTATTTACTGTTGCACCTAGAGCAAGAATTGCATCAGATGATAATGCAAGTACATCCATCACATTTTTGAGTGGTTTTATTGAAGATACCATTATCGGTGTTGATAATATTTCTAACTCTTTTGGTGAAGGTAAGACAGAATTTAAACTTACTAGGAATGGTGAAAAATATGAACCCATTGTTGATGAATATGTCGTAGCAGTTTATGATAATGAATTTTTAACTCCTAAGGTAGATTTTTTCATTGATGGTGATATTTTCATTTTTAATACAGCACCTTTGAATGGAAGATTCTTATCTGTATATTCCATTGAAGCACCTATCCCATCTTTTGGATCTGGTGCTTTGGGATATGCCAGAATCAATGACAATCAATTAACTTCAATTTCCATTAACAATAATGGAAGTGGATATAGATTCCAATATCCACCAAAAGTCACTATTAATTCTAATGGTATCGGTTCTTCTGCATCTGCTACTGCCTTAGTAAATGGTATCAAGAATGCGACCCTTCTCTCTGGTGGTAAAGGATATAGTGATACAAATCCCCCTACCGTAGTAATTCAAGACTCAGTTCTTGAAGGATCTAAGAATGCAGAATTGAAAGCAACTGTAGTTGATGGATCGATCTCCAGTATTGATATTATCAGTTCTGGTAGTGGATATACATTTACTCCAAGAGTTAGTTTTTTACAACCTGGTGGAGCAAAACTAGGAGTACCAACTATTGTTAGTGGTAGTATTAGTGGTAGTATTACTATTACTGATGGTGGGCAAGGATATACAACGGCACCAGAAATTTATGTCGATGAACCTCTTGGTGATAATGCGATTAGAGCAAATCTCCAAGCAGTTATCACTAATGGAGTAGTTACTTCAATAAATGTTCTTAATCCTGGACAAGGTTATACCTCCGTTCCTAGAATTGCAATAATCGATCCAACAGGAGCACAAGTCCTCCAGACTCAAGTTGATGGTGATGGACGTGTTATTGGTATTGAACTTCTTAGTGGTGGCAGTGGATATGAAGATGTTCCATCTGTTTATATTGTAGATAATAGAGAGGATGGCGGCAGTGGAGCTACTGCTACGGCATCAATCTTTAATGGTAGAATTACTGATATCAATGTTTCTAATTTTGGTACAGGATATAGTGCTGCAACACCACCTACAGTCGTAATTCAAAGTCCTCCTCAAGCTGAAGCATCAGTAGAATCTGGTTTAGAAGAAATTACTGGATTCGTTGTCAATAGGAGTGGTAGTGGATATACTAAAGCAACATTTAATGGTTGTGCGAGAGCTGCTAGTGGTATTGTAGAATATACTCAAAGTGGTAATGCTATTTTCTCAAATAATACAATGGCAATGCCTGCTGCCATTGATGCTAGTGTCAAATGTCTAGATGCATTATTTGTAAAACGTCTTCTCGACAAATATACAGAACAGTTCCTACCAGACGTTCCCGAACTTGATTTTACTAAAATTGATGTTCGTACAGCAATTAAATCTGTAAAAGATTTTTATTCTAGTAAGGGCACATCTTTTAGTGTTGCTTACTTGTTCAAACTGTTGTATGGAGAGCAAGTATCAATCACATATCCAAAAGATCAGATCGTAAAACCATCTGCGGCAACTTGGTCTATTGATACGATTCTTCGTGCCACATTAGTAAGTGGTGATCCTACAAATATCAAAGACGGTCTCTTAACTCAAGAAGAAGATATTGCAGATCCTAGCATTAGAGCAGCATCAGCACTGGTAGAAAATTACATTTCAATCAAAACATCTGATGTTGAAATCTATGAACTAGTCTTGTCTGAAGAGACAATTGTAGGTTCTTTTACAGTTCCATACAAAACAAAACTTGCAGAACCTCTTGGTGTAGATGATACTGTTATCACAGTCGATTCTACTATTGGATGGCCAGAAAGAAATGGTGAATTTTTAATCGGTGGTTCGGAGTTAGTTCAATATAAAGAAAAATCACTGAATCAGTTTATCGAATGTACTCGCTCTGTTAATAATATTGTTGAGGATTGGGATTCTGCAACAGGAGTATCTTCTAACTTTACGGTTTATATTAATAGGGGAACTACTCAAGAGGTAGTTTTAAATGTTGTTGGTATCGTTGATGCTCAAGAGACGGTATTGACTGATACTGGATCTTATTACCTACCTGGTGATAAATTAACAGTTTCTAAACTTGGTGGTACTTCAACAAAACCAGAACTAAGAACTTGGTTGTATAATGTCAAAAAGTTAGTCGAAGTTACTGAAGTTACTTTTGGTGGTATTGATAACAGGTTTGCAACCATTACTTGCTCCAACCCACATGGATTGTTAGTTGGCGATCAAGTTACTGTTTATGGTGCAAATCCAATTTTATATAACGGTTCTTTCTTCGTCACCTCCAGAGACAGTGAAACTGTTTTCCAATATCAACTCCCACAACCTGCTAGTGTTGTTCCTCAGGGCAATATCTTAGTATCTGTTGATTTGAATAAGGGAAAATCGACAAATTCTGCAGTTTTGAATTCTATTGGACCTTATACAACTAATATTCAGAACTCATTCTTTAATGAAGAGTATGTGTATGTTGCATCTACTGGTATTCCCAATTATAATATTGGACCTTTCCCTGGATCTGCACTTATTCCTGGTAACCAACGTAAATTAAATAGATTCCCGTTAGTACCAAATACAATCTCTACTAAAAATGCCATTAATCCTGGACCTATTGGTGTATGGGTGAATGGTGTGTCTATTTGGTCATATAAATCAAGTTTAACAAAAACATTTGGACCTGTAACATCTATCGACATTACAAATGTTGGTCAGGACTATGACGCAGCATCTCCTCCTAACATTACTATTGAAGGTGGAGGCGGTTCTGGAGCATCAGCAAGCGTAATCGTTGATGGATCTATTACAGCGATCACAGTGGATCAAAGTGGTACTGGATACACAACATCCCCTCTGGTCTCTATCGTCGGTGGAGGCGGTTCTGGAGCAGCTGCAACAGCAATTGTTACTAAGGGTGTCGTTTCTAGAATTTTAATGAATTCTGGTGGTAGTGGATACACGTCTCAACCAAGCATCACCATTGTTGGTGGAGGTGGTTCTGGAGCATCTGCAACTGCTTCTGTTCGCGGACCAATTCAATCTACAACTATCCTTAGTGGTGGAGAATCATATACATCCAAACCTACAATCTCTTTGAGTTCTGGTTCTGGAGCAGTTGCTCAAGCAATTGTCAATAATGGTCGAATTATTTCTATTGCTATTATTTCTGCTGGTAGTGGATACACTACTGCACCCGAAGTCGTCATTCAAGGTGATGGTTTTGGTGCTGTTGCTAAAGCAACGATTGATACTGATGGAGAAAATGCTGGAAGAGTTACTAGTATTGATATTATCAATAGAGGTATCAACTACGTTCAAGGAACAACTATTATTA